TGGGTCGCCGCACGACGGTCGTCTGCTCGTTGCTGGTTCGCTGCCTGCCGTGCGTCCTTCGTGGCTTGTGCGTCGTCTCGGATTGCTTGCTCTCGGTCCTTGCGATCCTGTTCTGCGTCTTTGTTTTCCTGTTCCGCCTTTGCCGTCCGCCCCTCAATGCCGGGATTTTCCTGCTCCCGCTTTTCCTTGTCCAACGCCGTCTTGTCCTTGATTGCCTGAATGCGTTGTTCTGTGTCCTTCGCACCCGTAACAAAACCCTGCGCCCGTGCCCATGCAATCTGAATGTTCTGCACAAGCGTGTCGAAAGTGTTCATCACGCCGTTGGTGATGTTGTCGAAAAACCCAAGGATGTACGCGCCCATCGTGTTCAAGATGGACTTAGAGTTCGTGTAGATGGAATCCCACGCGATGTAGATGCCTGACCCGATGTCGGTGAACACGTCCTGAAACGCAGCCACCCACGGATCGACGTACGACATCAACGCTTCAGTGCCACGCAACCAGCCAGCGACGAGACCAGCCCAGAGGATGTCCATCGCACCAGACAAGTCGCCGGCAGCGACGGCTTCGTAGACGCCGCTGAACGTCGTGGTTGCAGTCGTGGCGAGATCGCCCAGGACGACGATGCCGTCGGCCACTGCTGCACCAAAACCCTCGCCGATGGCTCCTGCCGCCTGTTGGACGAGCGGAGCCACCGGGCCGAGGGCCGCACCGATCTGGTCTTTGAACTTATAGAGAGCAAAGACCGCCGCACCGATGCCAGCCGCAACCAGCAGCACCGGGCTGGCAAGGGCAGAAAAGAGACCGAAGCCCTTCAAGACGAGACCGATAGAGCCGCTCAACGCCTGCAACGCATAGCCGACAGTCACCATGGCGGCACCGATGCCAACGGCGGCGGCGGCGACTTGAGCGAACAAGACAATGGATTCTTTGTTGTCGGTCGCCAGCTTCGTCAGCCCGTCAATGAAACCAGTGATGAACGGCACGACTGCCGCGAGAGCCGGTGCCACGGCATCAGAAATGGCAATAGCCATTCGCTGTAACGCCGCCAGCACGTTGCCAGCCGAACCAGCAAGGCCCGACATGAGCATCTTGTACTTTTCGCCCACCGGCAGAGCGGACGCCATCGCATCACGCATGCTTTGGAAGCCTTCCACGCCAGCATCGGCAAGGATCGCGGCAGCACGAATGGCATCTGCGCCAAAGATGCGGCGGAACAGATCGTCCTTCGCCGTCTGGTCAAGCCCAGCCATTGCCTGTCCGAGCGTGCCGATGATCTCCACCATCGGCTTCATCTGGCCGTCAGCGCCACGGAACGAGGCGACAGACAGCCCGAGTTGATCCAACGCACCCACGGCATCGTCAGCCGGTGCCATCAGACGCATCAGCATCGTCTTGACGCTGGTGCCGGCGTCCGACCCCTTGACGCCGTTGTTGGCGAGGATCGCCAGCGTTGCCGACAGATCCTCGATGCTCTGGTTCGCCAGCCCGGCAACCGCAGACGACATCGAAAACGCTTCTGACATCTGAGCAATCGACGTGCTTGAAGCGTCCGCTGCCGAGGACAACGCATTGGCGGCGACATCTGACGACACCTTGAACACGTTCATGGCGTCCGACATCACCACAGCCGCCTGGGCAACGTCCATCTCGCCGACCTTGGCAAACTCCATCGCAGTCTTGCCGGCACCGCCAAGCACGGCATCAAGAGACATGCCTGCCTTCAGCAGTTCAAGCATGCCCTGTGCGGCTTCTGTCGGCCCGACGCCGAGAGCCTGCGACATCGCCATAGACGACGCCTTGATCTGGTCGATCTGCGCCGTTGTCGCACCAGTGCTCGCCCGAATATTCAACAGCGTCGATTCAAACGCCGCACCCTGACGCACGGCAGCGGCGATAGGTGCCGCCATGCCAATGCCAGCCGCAGCCAGCTTGCCGCCGCCTGAAGCCAGCGAGCGGCCCATGTTGCCGAGGCTTTTATTGACCCGAGCCAGCGCCGAGAAAAATTTCCTGGGATCGGCACCGATCTCGACAAACACGCCGCCGGCTCTGACTGCTCCTGCGCTCATACGTGTTTCTGCCAATCCTTGCCAAAGAGGCGTTTCAGATCATCGGGCGTCGCCTGTCTCGGCTTCGGCTTCTTGGCGTACGGGTTGAACTTCCTTGGGTCGGCTTTTGCTGAGTTCTTGTCTCGGTTCAGATTCGCTTGCTGTGCCAGGATGTTCGCCGTGTGCCACCACTCGTGTTCTAGGCGGCTGTCACGAGCGGCGAAGAGCTGTCGGACGGTCCACCGACCTGGATGGACTCCGAGGATTCCAGCGGCTTCCCAGACTGCGTCCCAGATGCTCCTGCGAGGCTCTCCACCGTCGCCTTCTCCAGACCCGCCTCCGCTCTGCCGAGCATCTCGCTTTGAACTTCGTCCATCTTCTGAGCGAGAAGCCCGATCATCTTGCGGAGGCGCTGGGGGAAAAAATCGACAAGCTCCTGCTCCAACGCCTTTGTCGCAGCGTCCAGAGAATCGCCACGCAGACCGTCAAGGAAGTCCTCCCTCGACAGCCCCTTCGTTTCGACTTGCTTGGTCAGCAACGCATAGAGGATCTCGCCAATCTTGGCGTACTGGCTTCGAAGAACCTGGAACGTCTGCGAGATGTTCGCAGCGTCCACCATGTCGAACGGCACAGCCTTACGCTCGCCGCTCTCCTCGTCCACGACATCGACCGTGACGTTGTCACGGACACGCAGCGCCGACGCCACCGTCAACGCCACCTGCCACGGTCTGCCTTGGTCATCACGGAACTCACGCATGCTACTTCCTCACAAGCCTCGGGTCAGTCATCTTGCCTTCGAGCGTGAACGTCGCCACGCCATCCACCGGGTCGCTCTCGCTGATACCTGTCATCACTGCGAGAAATGAAAACCCAGCGGCACCGCCCCATACGCTGAACGTCCCGCCCGTGTGCATCTTTTCAAACGCCGTGCCGAGGTCTGACGCGTTGTTCAACTCAACGCTTACAGTGCAGTCGTAGCCAGTGTTGTAGGTGGCTGCGTACCTGCTGCCGTACGGGTTAACGTCGATAGTGCGTGCCGACTCCGTCAGCGTCACGTTGCGAGCGCTGAAGATATAGCCACCATCGAGCATGATGGAGCAGTCTTTCCCCAGCGTGATCGCCACTAGAACTCCTTGGCTGTCACGTTGTAGGTGACGGCACCGTCAACGCCGATGTTCTCCGACACGCTCATGATCGAAAACGAGCCAGCGGTGCCGGCAGCAGTCAGCGAGGTGATGAGCCCGTCAGGATCGTGGCACTCAATCTCCCACGTCTTCGTCACGAAGCCCGCACGGCTCACCCTGCGGCCAGGAGCACCGGCAGAGCCGCCGACGTTGGAGCGGTTCGAGATGTCAATCGTCTCGCACTCCTCGGTGAAGCTCGCCGAGATGATGCCTTCGCCAAACGGAGGAGCGGACGCTGCGTCTTTTCCGAGAGAAATTGCCATTGGTTCGTTTTCCTGTGAGAGTGATTAGGCGCTGACGGTACGCGAGCCGCTGACGGTGAAAGTGATAATGCCGTCGAGCGGCTGGCTCTGGGCAATGTTGGTGCAGATGTACGTGGCGTTGCCGGTCTGCGTGCCGCTGATGGTGAACGTGCCGCCGATGCTGACGCCTGGAGCGTCCACACACTCAAGCTCAATCGTCTGCTCGATGAGAGCCTTGCGGAACTTGCGGGACGTGTCGCCAAACTTCGTGACGTCAACGTCTGACGCCGAGTTCGTGACGGTGCAGGAGCGAGCGTTTGCAACGCCCGTAATCGTCACGTCTTTGCCGAGTGTGATTTCAACTGAGCCAACTGGCATGTGGTGCCCTCTCGTGTGCGAGTGCCAGCGGTGCGGCTGGTTCGCTCACGGTATGGGCAGCAGGGCGGAATCTAGACCGGGTATGCCGTGGCTAGTTTCGGGCGAGCATGTTCCGCCACTTCTCGTTTGCCTTGGCAACGGCGGCGTCCACACGCTTAGAGCCTGCCATGAACGGGCGGGCCGGATAGCGAGCCATGCGGGTGATCGACGTGCGTTCCCAGTTGCGGGAGTTTTTGAACTTGCCAGCCTTGTCGATCTGCCAGATCAAGGCACCGTATTCGTACTGGTTCGCTTGCGGCAGCGACGAAGTGTATCGCCCTCGCTCGTCACGCCCTTGGCGTCCGTTGCCGCGCTTCCGCAGGTACGCATTGCGTGCCGCTCCAACGCCGATACGCCACGCCGTCTGCTTCACGGTGCCGCCCATCTGGTGCAGCTGCGCCAGCCAGGGCTTCGTCTTGTACGTCCCGATGACGGCAGTGACACGGGCCGGATCGTAGAAGTCCATGATGTCGTAATAGAACCACCGCCTTGGCGACCACGACTTGACAGGCTTCCCTGCTGCCCTTGGCTCACCGGAAGAGTATCCAGTGATGTCGAGGTACAGACCGCCGACAAACTCAATCGGCTTGCCCCGCCCCATCCGCTTCCGTGCCGCCGCCGATGTCTTTGGTGGGCTTTGCCCGATGCCCTTCTGGGCGGCCTGTTTGATGTCGTGCCCGAGGTTTGACAACACCTTGGCATTCATCTTGCCGATCATCTTCGCCACCTTCGGGCGATCAAAGAAGTTGCCCCTGATCGACGCCCGCAGCTGAAGCCGTCCGAGCGTGTCCGCAGACATCTCGCGGCGATTGCCGCCGATCATGCCGGGCCGGATGAAAGCCCGGCTCATGCCAGAGAGCATCGACGGCATAGCAGCCTCCTAGACGGTCGGCGTCGGCAGCACGTTCGCCTCGAACACCCGATACGTCGCGGTGATCACGGCACGCCAGACGTTTCGCTCCGTCAGTGCGTCGTCAGGATTCAGGTCAATTCCCACCGTCTGCGGGCTCGTCACGCCCGCCGGCCACGTCACGCCAGAGCCGAACGAGTGTGCACGCACCTGGAGCATGACGCTGTCGGCGAGATCAAGCATGCCATCAACTTCATTGTCGGTCTGGACGTGCCGCCCGACGAACACCGACACGGTGTAATCCACCTGCATGACGTTTCGGCTAATGCGTGTCACCTCGGCGTTGCCGGGGATGACGAACACATGCGGCACGCTCATCGCCTCCAGGTCGACGTTCGCCCAATTGCGACGCTCCACGACCGTGGACGCAATCGCCCACGTCACCGATTGCAGACCATCGGCGAGACTGTCGGCGAGTGTGCGTAGTGTGCTGCTCATAATCTCACCAATAGCTCAGGATCGCTCGTCCAATCGCCCACCGCATCGCCGCCGCTCCGGCGCGAGCCGATAGCACCAGCGCGGCGGCACCGGCTGTGGCGAGGGCGGCGATGAAGAGGGGGAGTCGTATCATGCGTCAGGGAATGGTGCCGTGGGGGGCGTGAATGTCGTGCCGTTTGGATAACGACAGACGCCAGTAGTGATCCGCAGTTCATCGATGTTTCCGATGAAGTCGCGTCCCGTTAGCACGCCGTCTCGCCCGATTCGGATTATCGAGTCGGAATTGGCGCTATACGACTGCGTCATGTCGTACGTCATCGACGCTCGCTGAACACCGTCTATGTACATGCGAATGACGTTCCCGCTGTCTCGGCATACTGCCAGGTGGTGCCAGTTGTTGTCGTTCAGTCCGTTGATTGATGACCCGAGCGCAGCGCCGCCAAGACCGAGCGAAAACAGGTAGATATCACCCGAACTCGAAGACACGTTGTTGATATTGATCACGTAGTCGTACGCAGTTTCCACGCCCTCTCGTCCGCGATAAAAGAGGCAGGTGTATTGCGTGGTCGAGTTCGTGCGAAACCAGAACTCGACGGTGTGCAACTGGTTGGAAAACTGCAACGCAGACTGGCCGACAGTCGGAGTTTGGATAGAGTCACCGCTGCCGTCAAAGTATGCAGAGCGACCACCAAACACGCTTTGCGCTGCACTTTGCGTGGCATTTCCGCTGGTCGTAATAGTCTTTGGAGTTCCGCTGGAGTCAACAAATGCGCTGCCCAGACCGTCCATGTGCAAAAGCAGCGAGACGTTGCTGAAACTTGGATCTGTCGCCCACGACGACAACGCCGCCCGCTCCCACGTATTCGCTGCGGTTGCGACGTACAGGTAATTGCCGTCATACGCGATCTGCCCCGCCGTGCCGCTCGCTGTTGCCGACGCTGGCACGCTCGACCATGTGAGGCCAGAGCCACCACCGCCACCTGAGCCGGTGATGGTGACGGGGTAAGTCTGAGCGGCGGCGTATGTTCCGGTGACATATGTCGCCGTGGGCGGCGTGAACGTAGACGTATATCGCACTGCCCGCGTGTACCTCACGTCGTCCATGTAGCCGACAAACCGCTCGCCACTATCGTCACCGCCGATTGTGATGTTGCCTATACCAACGCTCGGCGTCCCAGACTGCGTAACAGTCACCTCAAGCTGGCCGTTATAGAATCCCCGCCATGTGCTGCCGCTGCGCGTCAGCGCAATATGTGTCCACTCATTCAGAGGAATCGCCGACGTTGTCAGCGTGGTGCCAGCAAACAGCCCCCACGTCTGCGATCCGCCGTCCATGAAAAATGCGAGCTTGCCAGCGGGGTTCATCACGCAAATGAGACCGGAGGCTGCACCGTTATCTCCTCGCGTGCCAAAAATGCTGCTGTTGTATTGGCCTGCTGTTCCAGACGGATACGCCGTGGGATGCAACCACCATTCCAGCGTGAAATCACCTGTCCCGACCTCTAGCTGGCTGGTGCGCGCAGTCGACAGGTAGCTGAGTGGCGAGTTTGGAAATGCGAGCGACGAACTGCCGAACTTTTTCACCGATGTAGAAACGCTCGGAGAGCCCACGGCAGTCCACGCACGCCCGGTGGCGTCTTGAAGCAGTCCGTCGTCGCCCTTGAGCAGGATTACTGTATTCGGCCACTGCGTATCCCCGCTCGCCGGAATCGTCACGCTGCCCGAGAGCGAGCCGCCAGTCGCAGCCAACACGCCGTCTGTGATCGTGAGGCCCGAGCCAACCTTGACGCCGCCCAGCACAGAGGCGGATGCGGTCGGGATGGAGCCGCTCCCGCCGAGCGTGATCGCTTGAATCGTGTTCTGCGGCGTCTTCACGAACAGCTTGCCGTCCGCGTAGTTGATCGCCACCTCGTTGGTTTCGAGGTCCGTGGTGAGCGGCACAGCACCGGCGGTGTAGCTGCGACGCAATTTGATTTTGTTAGCCATGAGTCACCTATGTTGCGTAAGCGATTGCGACAGTGTGCGCGACCCCTGCGGAAATGCTTTGCCAAGCGGCAGAACCAATCTGCACAGGAGACAGCCTGTTTGTCGTGGTCCCGTCACCAAGCTGCCCGTTGGAGTTCAGCCCCCATGCCCACAACGTGTTGTCGCTGCGGATGGCAACTGTGTGAGAGCCTCCAGCCGCGACGGCCAGCCATGAACTAGAGCCAACCTGAGTCGGCGACACGCTATCGACAGCAGTTCCATTGCCGAGTTGCCCGCTTGAGTTCAGCCCCCAGGACCACAGCGTGCCATCGCTGCGAATGGCAACGGCAAAATAATCGCCAGCCGACACAGACTTCCACGCTGACGATCCGATCTGAACAGGCATCAGACGGCTCGTTGTCGTGCCGTCCCCCAACTGTCCATAATTGTTCGCGCCCCATGACCACAGCGTGCCATCATTCCGAACGGCACTCGAAAAATAACTGCCAACAGACGCTTGCCTCCACGTCGCCGCGCCTACCTGGAATGGCGAACGTCCTCCGTAATAGTCTGCCGTTGGCAATTGCCCAAAGCTGTTGTCTCCCCATGTCCACAGCGTGCCGTCGCTACGAATGGCAACGAAATGGCTCCAGCCAGCAGCAGCCGTACTCCATGTAGATGCGCCAACCTGCACTGGCGACGATCTGTTT